GAACATTTGAAGATCGAACCAACTGTACCGCTTCCTGCTTGAACTCCGCTGCATATTTCCTTCGCCTTGCCATGACACACCTCCTGACTCATTATCAGCCTTTTTAGATGTGTCCGTGAAATCGGGGTAAAACCCCCTTCGAGTTTGATGAAGGAAACGTATACATCTTAGATTACGAGGACTACCACTAATGGCTATGCATAACCCGCCTCATCCGGGTGAATTTATCTCTGAGATCTACCTTGAGCCGAACAACATCAGTGGTCGGGAACTGGCTGGGAAGTTGGGAGTAGCTGCTTCCACTCTTAGCCGCGTCCTGAAAGGAAGCAGCCGTGTTACCCCCGAAATGGCATTGCGACTGTCAAAGGCGCTTGGACGATCTCCTGAAAGCTGGCTGGCGATGCAAGATAGCCACGATTTGTGGGTGGCGCGGAAGCAGGTCGATCTCAGAGGGGTCGGAAGACTCAAGTTCGTCGAGGCCCTGATGAGTGATGGCAGTGGATGACATAACACAACAGGTTGTTCGAGCGGACACTTGACCCACTCAATGGCTCGCTGCCGCAAGCCGCCGGTCGCCTCAAGTGTGATTTATTGGTAGGCCGTGGCAGATTCGAACTGCCGACCAACGGATTAAAAGTCCCGTTGAAGCCCTATTTATCCCTGTTGATTCCCATTCCCCTATCCCCTAGTTTTCATTAAAAACAACGAATTAAGGCATTCGTACCTGTTCGTTGTGTTGATTCCTGTTCCGCTATATACTGAAAACCGGGTTACAAATCGGTTACATATTTTATGACAAAGGCAAGACTTACCGCTGGCAGGATAGAGAAATTCCATTGTCCTGAAGCCAAGCAACAGGCCTTTCTCTGGTGTGACGAGGTTCCGGGTCTGGGAGTACGCGCCACCACCGGCTCAGTTCGGAAGAGTTACATTTTCCAGGCCAAGGTTGACGGTAAATCCATGCGCGTCACGATAGGAGACGTGAGCGCGTGGAGTATTCCAGAAGCGCAAGCAGAATCCAGACGGCTGCAAGTCCTCATAGATCAAGGCCACGATCCCCGTCAAGTGAAAGCCGAAAAAGAGGCAGCCAAGAAAGCCAAAGCGGCGGCTCAGGAACGGCAACAGCAACGCGAGACAATAACGCTGGGCATGGCGTGGAAAGATTACCTGATCGCTCGAAAGCCGCAATGGTCTGAACGGCACTATCAGGACCACATAGCCGACATGCACCCCGGCGGCGAGAAAAGAAAAAGAAGCAAGATACCGCTGACTATCCCCGGACCGCTCGCCTCATTGGCAAATGTTCGCCTGGTGGACGTAACCTCTGAACTGGTGGAAGAGTGGGCTCAGGCACAATCAGCACAAAGGCCGACTCGCGCCCGCCTTTCATTGCGATTGCTGAAGGCATTTCTTTTCTGGTGCAGTCGCCATCCGACCTATAAAGCCATCGTTAAAGACAATGCCGCGCAGAGCAAGACTGCACGCGAAAGCCTGGGTAAAGCCTCAGTCAAAAATGATGCTCTACAGCGTGAGCAATTGGCTGCATGGTTTGCCGCAGTAAGGCAGATCGGAAACCCGGTAACGAGCGCATACCTGCAAGCCTTGCTGTTGACCGGCGCAAGGCGAAATGAACTGGCTACGCTTCGATGGGAGGACGTGGATTTTCAATGGAACAGCCTGACCATTCGGGACAAGGTGGAAGGAACGCGCATTATCCCTCTCACGCCTTATGTGAGGCTTTTGCTGAGCGTTTTGCCGCGTCGGAATGGTTGGGTATTCAGTAGTCCCTCTGCCGCGTCTGGAAGGCTTGTAGACCCGCGCATAGCCCATAATAAGGCTTGTGCAGTGGCAGGGCTTGAGATGACCCTACACGGGCTCAGGCGCAGCTTTGCAAGCCTCTGTGAATGGATAGAAATGCCGGCAGGAATTGCAGCACAAATCCAGGGGCATAAACCGCAAGGCGTACGCGAGCAGAACTATATTCGACGGCCGCTCGACCTGCTGCGCAAATGGCACAATCACATAGAGGCATGGATCCTTGAACAGGCAGGAATTGAATTTATAGCGGAGAAACCAGGCTTGCAGGTAGTGAAAAACGCCTGACGATCAAGCTCCAGACTATCCCGACGGGGAGAAAAGCGGAAACCTTCACCGCCTGTCTGGCGCCCTTATTTTGGAGGATGACACCGGAAGGGGTGTTTGGTGAATCGATTTGTCCCCCTTGAAATGCGGGCAATGGTGATGCGCGATCTGGCCGAATTTGTACCAACAAATTATTATGGCGAACTGCGCGAATATGACATTGAAACCGCGATTCTCGATCATATGCTTGGGAAAAAGCTCAGCTATTCCGCTGCCTATTCCAGCATCTCCAAAAGACAGCGCCGAGCTAGCGATTTGCTTGTACATTTTGGATATTATCGTGTAACCGCTTGGCGCGTGCGTTTAGGTCCAGAATTCACTTCTTGGCAAGAACTTTTTGGACCACTTGCCAAAACCGCAGCCGGGTTAGAGAACTTCAAAAATGCGTCTTCTGGTGACGCAAGCAGCTTAGTCAAAATGGAGGAAGATTTTCCCCGGCGTGTACAGGCTTATGCTGCCTGTCTGCCGGCTGATGAGAGAGAAGAGGTATTAGCCTTAATTGCCGATGAATCATCAAAAGTCATTCCCATTAACCGAGGATGGGAAGACAAGGCAAAGGATATTGCACAGGAGGTTGGTCTAGAGAAATATCGCAGCGGGATTAGGCAAATAAGTGCTCGCAGCGTCTGTGATGAGGTATCTGCCAGGCTTGCCAAGGATCCTTCTACGCATGGCTCACAAGGCGCACGTGGCCCTGATAATGTAAGAGTTGAGGGATTAAAAGGCTGGAAATTTATCTATCCGAAGGAGGAAAAAGAGGCGGATTAATGGATTAATTGGATTAATAGTGGATTAACTCAAGAAAATCCACTAATAAGTTTTCAAACCCAATAACGGCGCGGCTTTCCAGCTTGCGCCGTTTTTATTTTACCCGATGAATACTCCAGCTTAATCCAGCATCATTATCATGCCGATGCACGTTTCCGCAAGGTGTGGAATTTGTGGGTGTTGATAGCTAATTATCGGCAAGTTATCGATACCCACAATACCCCCTAAGCGGGAATATTTGGAGTGTTGATTATGTATTTTGAAAACTTGAAATTCATCCCGTTGGAACACGAAACCCGAGCGGCAATTCCTACCGACGCTGCCGCATATCACTTAAACAGAAAGTCGCAAACCCTTCGCGCCTGGGCCTGTCTTGAGAATGGCCCTATCCGTCCTATTCGCATCAATGGCCGGTTAGCCTGGCCTGTTGCTTCGATCCGGGCTCTCCTGAATGGAGGTGCGCAATGAGACACGCAGCCTACACGATAGAGCAATTCTGCGAAGCGTATCACTGCCCCCGCGAGTATTACGATGTCCTAAAGCAGCAGTATCTTGCCCCCGACGAAATCCGACTTGGCGATCAAGTCATCATCACCCTGCGCGCTGCCGAGAAATGGGAAGAGCACATGGCGAACGAGCAGCATCCGATTGAATGCGGAATGGTGGTTCTATGAATACCTGCTTGACACTCCCATCCCTCCAGGGCTATTCTTTCCATACCTCTGCAAATTCAGAGGCTAGGTTTAGCAGCCTAGTTGGTCTGGCGGACAATACCGCCTTGAGCGGTTTTTTTACGTCCGTAGTTCTGGTCATACTCCCTATGAGTGGCCATGGTGGGGAGCCGAAAGGCTCGCCGGTCCAGACCCGGTCTGCTAACCCGCCATGTGCCGCTCACCCGTTTAGCAGTGGGGGCGGCGAACTTAAACCGCTTAGTCTGGAGATTGACCATGAGTAAGTCCAAACGCGCGTCCGCGCAAAATGTTTTCCCAGTTTTGAAATGCAGGAAAGGTGATTTAGCGATAGTTCTCCAAGGCCCTCTTGTCGGAGCAATCGTGAAGGTCTTGAGGTGTGCCGGTACGCTCACCATGAGCGATGGCGAAGTTCTGGTAAATGCGTGGCAGACGCATCATTCGAGCAATAATCCCAACTGGGATTACTTCAAAGAGGATAGATACCTGCTGCCCATTCGTCCCGGCGATCTGAAAGAGACTGAAGAGCGCATATCCGAAAAGGAGGGTGACTAATGAGCCAACTCATTAAAGCCGCTCCAGCCAATCCAACAAACTCACTCGTTGAAGCGCAGGATACGCTCTGGCAGGCTGTCTACGTGGCTGAGTTCCTGCGGGGAACCATCTGCAATGCAGCAGAGCTAGATAGTGGATTTGAGCTATCTCCAGCCGAAGCGTATGGGTTTGCCAACGTGCTGCAGAACTTGATCGAGAGCATCAAAAAGGCAAACACCATTTTGGAAGGTTACGAGCGGGAGGGCGAATAATGGCTAAACGCTCTAAAAGGCCACCAGAAGCCCCAAGCGGCCCCTTCTTTGCTCTTCCTCACAGCGTCCTCGATTCTGAGGCCTGGAAGCGATGCAGCCCTCATGCAAGGGCGCTGCTGATGGAGCTTTGCAGGCAGCACAACGGACGGAACAACGGACATCTCCATCTTTCCCGCACATGGCTTGCCCCGCGTGGATGGAAAAGACCTATAACCGTTAACAAGCTACGGGATGAGCTGATCGAAAACCAACTTATCCTTAAGACAAGGCACGGCGGTTTAAACAATGGAACCCATTGGTTCGCGCTTACATGGTTGCCTATCACGGATTTTGCCGACTTTAACTTAGACGTAAAGGGTCCGCGTGACTATCACCCCGGCGCTTATCATCTTCCACCGATACCCCAGCAGCATAAAAAGGAAAAAAAAGGCTGTACACCGCATGTACGTGCTAAGGCTGCTGCACGTACACCGCATGTACATGAGGAAGAGAGTCCACGTACACCGCATGTACGTGAAAAGGCACTTTTGAGTGATTCACCACGTACACCGCATGTACACAATGTATATAACCAATACTACCCGCAACAATCTACTGTTTCTGGTGGTGAGGTTGTGGCTGGTGACGGTACACGCATCGTGGAGGTGTTCGTATGAGCCCGGCGTTGATAATTGAGCAGATTGCTGCTGACGGCTTGAAGTTGTCTGTTTCTGAAGATGGAAATCTTAAACTTGTTGGAGACGAAAGTGCGGTCAACCTCTGGCTGAAGACGATCAGGGAGTACAAGTCGGAACTCATTGCAGAGCTTCAGGCGAAGAAGTATGTAATCCGGGTTACTGATGCGACAACTGATCCTGTAATAGTCAATGTGAGCATCAAGGGCATCGGCAATTTTGATATGGCGATCCCGCACGCGCATTATGACGGCGTGGCATTGCTTGAAGTGCTGGAGCAGTACAGCCGGGAACAGACCGAGCCGCAAAGGAACGCGGCGTAATAGGGTTTGACCGGTGGTCGCCAGTAACGACCGCCGGTTAACGCTCATTGTTGAATTTTATCGTGCTGGCACGATAAAACGTAAGACCGGTTTATGTACTGTTGATTATTATTCATCTTTGTTGTATGTAATTGATTTAAAAGGATATTACTTGCAATAACTTGATTCCTGTGATAAAAATCAGCTAAGTCTTTTTATTACAGGAGCATTTGATGTTGAGTTCTATCAAGGAGCAACGCGCTTTGGCTGTCGCAGAAATGCGCGGCATGGTCGAAAAAGCACAAGCCGAAAAACGTAATCTTTCTGCTGACGAAGCGGCAAAATTCGACAGCCTGAAAGCAAAGATTACCTCTTTGGAGGAAGAAGAAACCCGCGCAACCTTCATTGCAGAAGCTGAGCGGCGCATGAGTGGCACACCGGTTAGCGGCGACAGGTCTTTCACTGAGCTGGAAAGCAATGTCAGCCTTTTGAGCGTGATCCGGGCTGGCATGGAAGGGCGGGCGCTGTCTGGTGCTGAAGCGGAATACTCGAAAGAGATCGAGCGCAGGACAGGCCGCAAAGCTGGAGGTACGTTCGTACCCCTCTCCGTTCTGGAGAAGCGGGTAAACCTCACGTCAACCGCTGGTCAAATCGTCCCTACAGACCATAGACCTGATCAGTTCATCGAGCCCCTGCGTAACAAGCTCCTGGCACGTTCCCTTGGCGTGCGGGTCTTAAGCGGACTGCAAGGCGACGTATCCATTCCTGCTTACGGCTCTGGTGTTACGTCTGGATGGGTCGCGGAAAACTCTGCCCTGACTGCTTCCGACATGACCTTTGCCAGCAAGTCGCTTACTCCAAAACATGTTGGCGCGCTGAGTGAGATGAGCCGTCAACTGATCCAGCAGAGCAGCCCCGACATCGAGCAACTGTTGCGTGATGACATGTCATTCGCCATTGCTGCCGCGCTCGATAGCGCACTGATCAAAGGCGGCGGCACGAATGAGCCGAAAGGGATCATTGGCACGACCGGCATTCAGACCAGCTCGCTCGCAACACTGGATTGGGCAGGCATTGCGTCCATGGTCGAAAAGATCGAACTGGCAAACGCCACAGCAGGCGCATGGCTCACTTCCCCGGGTGTTACCAAGAAACTGCGCGTCACGCTGAAATCAGCAACGGCAGGAGCGACCTACCTTTCCGAGAATGGCCGCATGGCCGATCTGCCAGTCCACAGCACCAAACAGGTTCCCTTGGCTACTGCGAAAGGCCAGCTCATCCTGGGCGACTTCAGCCAGGTCTTGCTGGGAATCTGGAGTGAGCTCGACATCCTGGTTAACCCGTTCGACAGCACGGCCTATGCCCGTGGTGGTGTGTTGGTTCGGGCAATGGCGACCTGTGACATAGCATTGCGGCAACCTACCGCCTTTGTCCTGGCGAACGACATAACCGTATCGTGATCGACAGGCGCGCAGTGATGGAAACCTTGGAGATCAGATCAGGGGGCGACCTGCGCGCAGTCTCCCCCGGCAAGCTTGCAGGATACGCGGCAGTATTCAATTCTCAAAGCCAGGACCTGGGAGGCTTTGTCGAGCGCATCCTGCCTGGAGCATTCAAACAGTCTCTTACAAAACCCGACAACATTCGCGCATTGCTCGAGCATGATCCCCAGCGTCTGTTAGGACGAGTGGGGGCACGTACCCTATCCCTTCAGGAAGACAAGAAAGGCCTGTACTTTGAGCTATCCCTGCCGGATACCAGCTATGCCCGTGATCTTGGCGTGCTGGTTGAAAGGGGGGATATATCGGGTTGCTCCTTCGGTTTCCGTGTACCGGACGGAGGCGCTAATTGGGATATGAGATCAGGCCAGTTAACGCGGGACCTGATTGCCATTAATTTGCACGAAATAACCATCACCTCGAATCCTGCTTATCTCGATACCACAGTTGCCAAGCGCAGTATGGAAGAGTGGAGGGGTAGCCAGCTGGAAGGAAATATCCGATGGCTGGAAACGGTGGACGATGATGACGACGATTGGATAGGAAGGCGATGCGTCCGAATCTACTAGACCGCGCACTCAATTTCATCGGCCTGGAACGGCGCTCGTATAACGCCAAGGATCCATCCTGGAATCATCCCCTGCTGCGTGGCGGGAGCATCACGCCTGGCAGGGCAGAAAGTCTCTCAACCGTCTACGCGTGTGTATCGGCGATCAGTGAAACGATTGCATCCCTGCCCCTGATCCTTTACCGGCGCACCCCTGACGATGGCAGGGAGCGGGCCCCGGATCATCCTCTTTATCGCGTATTGCACGAGCAGCCGAACGAGCTACAGACCGCCCTGGAGTTCCGGGAAATGATGCAGGCCATGACGCTGCTACGCGGCAATGCTCATGCTGAAATCATAAGGGGCAATGATGGGCAGGTAATGGCACTGGTTCCCCTGATGCCGGACCGGGTAACAACGCTGCAACTCGATAATGGAAGGCTTGCATATGACGTTACAGACACAAAAGGCAAGGTAAGGCGGCTGCTGCAAGAGGAAGTATTCCACCTGCGCCACCGTTCCGATAATGGGCTGGTGGGCGTAGCACCCATCACGGCAAGCCGTGAGACTGTTCAGCTGGCACTGGCCGAGCGTGACCATGGAAACGCCACCTTTACCAATGGAACCAAGCTGTCAGGAATACTGAAGTTTCCAGGCAAATTGAACCCCGATCAGCGTATCAGTATCGCGGATAGTTGGGCTACTCAACATGCTGGTGGATCGAATGCGGGAAAGACTGCCATCCTCGAGGAAGGCGTGGACTACACCACCGTATCCATGAGCATGGAAGATGCGCAGTGGCTGGAAGCGCGCAAATTCTCTGTAGAGGAGATAGCACGGCTTTTCCGTATTCCGCCAACGATTATTGGGGAGTTGTCTGAGGCAAATTATTCAAATAGCGTGGAGATGAATAGGTTCTTTGTGACCAACTCACTGCGCAGGCACCTCACTATGTGGGAGCAGTCCATCAGCTCATCATTGCTTACTCCTATCGGCAGGAGAATCTACTTTGCCGAGCACAGCGTGGAAGGACTGCTGAGAGGGGATAGCAGCAACCGGGCTGACTTCTACAGCAAGGGCATAGCTGATGGATGGCTACTCATTGATGAGGTACGCAAGTATGAAAACCTGCCTAAGTTAACCGATGCCGAACGCAATCAAACAGCACAGACCAAACGCGCCGAGACTGAAGGCGGACAGAAAGAAGGCGCTGACCCCGAACAGGACGCTGGCGCTTAATGGAGCAGCCTGGGCACGCCTTAGGAGATATGTACTCAGCCAACAGCCTTTATGCGCGGAGTGCCAACGACAGGGACGTACCAGGGCAAGCCTTGATGTGGACCACGTTGACAACGATGCCAGCAACAACGACCTCAGCAATCTGGAAGGCCTTTGTCATAGCTGCCATTCCCGCAAGACTCGCAGAGATTATTCCGGATAGGGAAAAAATCACCAGAACGAAAAGCCTGCGAACCGTGCGCTCCCCCAAACGCACGCGTCCGCACTTGGATATTGTAGACCATGGCAAATAGACCCACCCCTACAGCACTTAAAAAACTCGCAGGAAAC